TATATTCAAGCCTGGAATTATGTATGCGAATACGTTACATAGTGTGTTTCTTCCTGAGACAAAATATTTATCAATTCGAAAATAGTGGGATCTGGTGTAAGAAATCTCGTATAATCAACGGTTTCTTGAAATTCATGTGGCTGTTCTGTTTTTTCTTGCATGTTTTATCATCTCCTGTTCAAGCCTGAATTTATACCCCGCGCCAGGCAAGCGGCGGTTGTAAGCAAAACGCGCTTTTATATTCCGCCGGCGTTAAGCGGGAGAAGGTTCATCATGTGATTGATCGTGTAGCGTTTTACGCGACTTGAATCCCCGCAGCAGAAATTAACCGCACAAAAAAGGCTGTTTTTGAGGTCTTCTAATGGATATAAGCGTTTAATACCGCAAAAGAGACCATAATTAATAATATAAGCCCCCAGGAAAATTCCCGGGGGCTGTCTTTCTGTCAATCGCTTTTCTTAGGTTCGGTATAAGAAAGCGCCTGGCTGGAATCGCTTAGGCCGCTTGTAGTGGGGTCGTTTAACAGGTTCCATACGGATACCAGAACAGACACCACGATTACAGGGCTCTGGACAGCCTGTAAGAGCACGTTTCCTACAGCCTGCCAGCTAGTCATGTCTTCCCAGTTGAAGCCCAGACAAGCCAGCATGGGCAGAAAAATGGACGCTGCCAGATTGAACCAGAACACAGGGTTTTTAAACCGTACCTTCCAGTTGATTTTCATTTCAGTTCCTCCCTTAACTCGTCGATTCGGTGATGGGCGCTTTTCGCGCTGTCCTCCACCTTATACATTCTTTCAATCAGGTTATTGTGCTTAGCCACTTTTTCTTCGAGCTTTTGAATCCGGTAGGTGGTCAGCCGGCTGGAAACTAAAACGCCTCCCAGGCTCCCCACGATGGTTCCCAGCAGAGAAATGACGGAGACGATGATTTCTGTTGACATCAGCTCCACCGCCTTACTCGATTACAATCTGAAGCTTTCCGATGGCGTTTCCGAAAGCGCCCGCGTAGCCGTCCTGGCCGTTTCCGGTTTCATTGTCATACTGCCAGGGATAATAGCTTCCGCCCACAGGAGCGACCCGGTATTTGGCTTTCTTATACGGCCTGATGCTGTCCGGGGTGTAATAATACACTTCAACAGCGTCAATCTCCAAACCGTTTCCCGCGTAGCCGTTTACAGCGTCGTTGATGTTGCAGCCGGTCACATAGGGAAGCCAATTGCCGCCCTTAATATGTACCCGGTACTTTACGGAACCAGCGGAAACACGAACAGCGACATCAGTGACGGCTCCGGTAAATCCCGCGTAATCCTCAAGGTTTTTCACCTCGGGAAGCCAGCCGTCCGCCTTGGTTCTTACCCGGTAGTATACATCTGCCGTTTTCGCTGGCTCGGGCGCGGGAGCTGGAGTTGGAGTTGGCTTATTAAAACCATTAAGGCCCTTCTCCTTGATGGCCTTAGGATAATCCTGATAGCACTCATTCATATCCACGCCGCCCTGGATTCCGGGAACGTTGCCGGAGCTGGTGTACTGCCACATGCCATATTGGCCGGAGTACTGGCACTCAGTAAAATACTGGGCAGCCCAGACATCATAGGAAAGCTGGTCAGGATAGAACTTGCCGTCCAGCCAGCTGAGGGAGGCATAAACGCCCACATAATACCCAGCCTTTTCAACCTCAGAGCAGAAAGCCTTAATTACATTGGTCAAAGCCTGCCGGGAGAGCGTGCCCATCGTTCCATTGTCCTCCACGTCGTAATAGACGGGATATTCGAATTGCTTGCCCTTGATGGTGTCCAGGAAGAACTTAGCCTCCTGGCGCGCCTCAGCCTCGGAAACCGCATAGCCGTAGTGGTAAGCGCCTACTGGGATCCCGGCGGCTTTGGCTCCCTTGTAATTGTTTTCAAACTGATTGTCCACCTGAGAAGGATCCGGAGAACCGAAAGAGGAACGGAGAATGGCGAATTTTACATCGCTGTTTTTTACTTGGTTCCAATCGATTTTCCCCTGCCAGGTAGATACATCAATGCCAATGATTTTCATTTTGCTTCCTCCTTGTTTTCTAAAGCGGATAAACGCCGCTCTAAATTCTCAATTTGCTTTTGCTGCTTCTGCACCATGCAGATTAAAGGGGCAATAAATTCGCTGTAACGCAAAGCGTATACATATTCGCCCTCTACGGTTCGGGTTTTCAACTCTTTCCGTGTTACAGTTTTTTCCTCTCCGGTTTCCTCGTCTGTGACAGTCTCGGGAACGTCCTCGTAATAATCCTCTGTTTTTGGGGTCTTGATGAATCCGGCGAAATCCAAATCCGACATTCCGATCTGTGGAAGGAGCTCCTCGATATCCTGAGAGATCAACCCCCAGTGGGTTCTGCCGCTGGTGCCGTCGTTGAATTTAAAGGTGCTGGGTTTCAATCCCATAATGAGCTTTTCAGCCTGTTCCGGATCAATATCGGCAATTGTATTTTTCTCGTTTCGGTCAGAGGTGTTTATGGAACCTGTTTTGGCATAAACAACCGCCCACCTGTGAGAACCGTTTCCTAAATTAAGCGATCCGTCGCCCGCTTCCCTGAATATGCCTCCCTGTAAAACAACGCCGACAGCGGCGTTAGTGTCTACGCCTAATTGCAATGAAGTACCGTTTCCGTAAATTTGAGGGTATTGCGTTCCGGTGAGCTGAAGTCTGTTATTTATTGTAACATTGCCGCCATTGGATCCAATTACTTGTCTCCACGCCCCCCACACATCGCCGTAAGCCTGCCAGGTGCGCCAATACATCTTCGAACCGGTATAATTACAGAATACCTGTATTGAATTATCTTTCCAGTTAGTCATATATACAGTCATAATAAAAGCTTCTTTTGTTGGCATATTAGTGTTGTTTGTAACTTCCGCGTTAGAGGACTGCACATAGATGCCCGGATTTTTCAGGTTATTAAAATTAGTTCCGTTTTCAACTGTGGTGGTTTGAGCGAAAACATCTCCTGAGGTTATGTTGATATCGCTCGACAATGCTCTGCCGTTCACCTTGCGGGAGGTTGGCACCGCTCCTACATCAGAGGCGGTCAAAGAAATATTGGACGATAACGCCTTACCGTTCACGGTTCGCGTGGTGGGAACTGCTCCCACATCAGAGGCAGACGGCATTTGAGCCAGCTTGCCGGAACTGTTTAGGGTTGCAAGGCCGTTAGGCTGCCCTTTGCTTGCTTCCAACGCGTCCAGATCGGCTTGGAGAGAAGCCACGTCGATGTCCTTTAACTGGTTATAGATTTCTTCCGCGTTTTCCCCCTGGGTTTTAGCGTAGTCTCCTTGAGTTTTCGCATAGGCCGCCTGCGTTTGGGCCGCCTGTGCCTGTGAATTTGCGGATTCCGCTGCTGAAGTTGCGGCGTCGGCTGCGGTATTAGCAGATTGTGCCGCAGTATTTGCCGCCTGAGCCGCCGTGTTCGCTGACTGAGCCGCCTCATTGGCCTTATCCGCGGCTTCACTGGCGATCCCTGTGGCGTTGTTCGCTTCGTTGAGAGCTTCCGCCAGCCTGGAAAATTCGTCTGTGCTCTCGATCGCGCCGTCATAATTGCTCTTGATAATGCGCAGAGGGGGAAGGGTTACCTTTAAGGTATGGTTGTCTGTGTCAATGATTTGAAGCTCGCACAGCTTGGTAAGGCCGGATACCGCCATCATTTGAAGGGTGAGGGTTACGGTCGCCTGGTTTCCTTCCACCTCGCAGGAATTATAGATCATGGTATTGTCCGGCTTCTGTATGTACACGGATACCGTTTTCCCGGTTAAATCAAGAGGAGAACCATTATCATAGAGATAAATTCTTAACTCTCTGCCGTCCGCTTCCTCCTGAATTACCCGGATTTCTCCAAGGGGCTGCTGCCATGTGCTGTCAATCTCTATTTCTTTGTAGACCAAAATTACACCTCCTGCTTTTGTTGAAGACTATCAACCTTGTCGGATAACTCCTGAACCGCTTTCCAAAGGATAGAAACCATTCCGTAGAGATCGATAGCCTTATCTCCGCTTTCAGTTTCCCGGCGAATTTCTTCCGGGGCTTCATCGTACATCAAACCCACTAATTCGTTTTTTGTGCCGACTGATTTTCCTTTTAAATTTTTCGCATTCTTCTCTGGGATCATGTCCTGTTTCAGCCGATAACGGTACACCGCTGAACCTCTCACTTTCTCTAAGAAGGTTCCGGACAGCTTTTTTACTCCGGTTTTCTTTTTTCGGTCGGAGGTCACAAGAGATCCATTGGAATAGATATTTCAATTCCGCTATCAGTTACCATGACCTGCTTTTCTAATTTCTTTACAGTACTTTCATTGGTGACAGTAAAGTTATCATATTGTAAGTCGTACTGTTCCATTTTTTCATCATCTTCCTTTGATCTTCCATACCCTTCTCCGTCCATACAATCATTTTTTACCGTAATACGATATCCATTCAATTCCAGAACCTCCTGCGGCTTTGTAATCTCTATAAATCGAATTTCAAAAGGCAGTTCCGGTGCGATGACTCTAAGGGCATTTACAACCCGTTCCAATCCTTTCGGTCCTACCAACGTAAGTGGCTCTGTCCGATCCGCATTTCCCATAGTAAGAAGTAATCCCGGAAGTCCACTGATATGATCTCCATGA